TTGTTTTCATCCGAAACATAATTGAATCGGCTTGAGTACATGTGAGTGATGAATATAAAAGTAATTCAATCATGGGATGAACGGCTCCGTTCCGCGACTTACTTGCGTCCCACCCAAGAGTGGGATGAACGTCAGGTCTTATTATAGACCTTATGCATTATTTAGTCAAGTGTCTCAGTATCAACACAAACATTTTATTTAAAATCCTCACAGACAAAAAAATTGCCGGAAAAATTTACCGACAATTTTGAAATTATTTTTTCTTTTTGATTTTAGGGGGCGGTGCTCCCCATAACTTAGGATTATGTGTGCCCAGACCGTAATCAATACCCTTCAAACCATCACGAAACTTATCCCAGTACATATTAAAAATACTTACTGCTTTTGCACCTCGTGTAAGATCATATCGCACTTGACCATCAACAGTATATGTAACAATATTAGCGTCATTTGGGCAATCCTTTGTTCTCACTTGCTCCAAAGTACCATTATCAATCATAATTTCCACCCCATACTTTTTTTTGGAGTTTTCTTTTTCTGATTGTGTCCAAGAATTCATAGGTTTCTTTTCGTTATCGTTATCGGTATCTGTTGACACCTCTGTGAGTTCCTTTATCATTATGAGCGATTTCCCCAATTAATATCAGGATATGCTTCAGATACAATGTCTTTTGGAATCTTATATTTTGTTTCAAGTTGTTTATCTTTGATTAGACAAACAATCTGTGCTTCCAATGGATGAAGACCAGAGAGAATATTAATAAACATAGTTTCTCTACGAAGGTTACTTAAACCATCGTTGCCACCTTTTACAAAATTATAAAACTTTTGATATTCTTTTCTGAGTGAGGTTTGACCTTGATCCTGAGACCCAAGAGATTTGGATCCAAGTTCACCCATTTTAGATACAGCATCATCAATCTTTTCAGTGAGAGTTCCACGAAACCCATCTTCACCATCAAGTGCTGCATAAGGAACATCACCTGGAGGTAATACAGATTGAACTGTATCATCAAAGTTCCAAATAAAAATTGTTTTTAAGGATGGATGTGCATATTTTTGAAGCACTTCCACTTTCTTTGCTTTACTGCGTTGTTTTCCACAGAGTTCAAAGATCTCAAAAATAAATGGATTTGCTGGAAGATTGGGAATGGATTGTGGTTCCTTCACAACTTTCAGTGTTGCGGGTTTTTTAGTCCTCGCTGTCGTCGTTTTCTTCGCTGTCGTCATGATAGTTTTCAAAATTAAATGCAATTACCTCATCAGGAATCAAGTTTCCTTGATTATCAAACATTTCGGGGTGAGGTCTAGGTACTTCCCGATAGTTCATCATATATTCTCTAGCAGTCCAACCTCCAATTAGTCCCACTAAAAGAAACAAGATGGTTAAGAATGAACCTAAGACTAAACTTACTGCTAACATTGTTCTTACCTCTGGGAACTAATTTTTCTTCCTTGCCTTTAAGGAAAACTCAAAGTAGATAGTTACTTCCCTATTGAAGAAGGAAACCATCTGATCAAATATAATATGAAATGGTTTTTTCTGCTTCTTCCCCCCGTTAAGAATAAGTTCAACTCCGCGATTCACCTCACGGATGGTAGTTTTATTTATGTCTCGATTAGATAACTTTTTCTTCTCTGAGAAACTGAATGGTGTCACTACATCCTCCCAACTTTTGATCATCACAAAGAACTTGTGGAAAGGTTGAACCATTTCCAAATTTACCATAGAATTCTTCTCGCGTAAAGTCTCTGTCAAGTTTATACTCAACAAATCTCTTACCAGTCATCTCTAGGACTGTCATTATTTTAGTGCAGAAAGGGCAACCTGCCTTTGAATATACTAAAAAATTCATATCAAATTAGTTACACTCAATTATTATAGCACAACTTACTAGAAAGCAAACTTTTCTAGAAGGTAAGATTTCCAGGCATCCCTTACAGAATCATTTATACGTATGTTTTGAAAATATGCTACTTCTGCATAAGCACCACTAAATCTATGACCAGATGAAGTTGAATTAGTAAAATTAAAAATATTGAGAGCATCATAAGTACTACTAATACTACTTGGCCAACCACTGCACGTACCTCTTATAGACCAAGATGATCCACTTGCAGGCCACCATTCAATCGCACCATTAGAACCACCATTACCAATTCTAACCATTAATATTCCTTTTTGTGGATAAGATCCTGGAGGAGCAATATATCCAAAAGATTCACCATAACTACCACCCCACGTATGGTCACCTGTCAAGTCTAATGACCAACTTCCATCAGCTTGTCCATTCCATTGCTGAATAAAACATCCATCGCCATAACCAGTACCGCCTGATTGTGAAGCCTTTTCAATTACAGCAATAAAAGAAAATGCATTACTGGCATTCCAGAACGATCCATTACTACCAGTGTCAGCAGTCATATATGTCTGATTAGTAGCAGTGTTTCCAATAGATTTTAAATTATTAAACCTACTATCACTTGCCGTATATGTCAGAGTACCATTTTGCTCAGTAAAATTAACTCCTCCAGTTGTAGCAGTCCAAGTACTTCGAGTGATATCCTCATTCTTCCACCAATGAGTTGCACTATCACCAGCAAAAGGTGCCGATCCAACATTTGACCATTCAGTACCATCATAAAATCTTAGTTTATCCTCTGTGGTACTATAATATATTGATCCAGCAGAAGTTGATACTCCAACAGGATCTGAAGATAATGATCCTGAAATTGCTCTATTTCCCACATAAATTGGTGACATATGATCCTCCGTTAAACGTCTTGCCAAGCAGTACCATCATAAACTTTTAGTTTATTTTCGGTGGTGTCGTAATATTCATCTCCTTCTGCTGGAGCAGGAGATGTTGGAGCAGAACTTGATTCTGCATAATACTTACGCCCTCCAATATGAAGTGGCATCAGTCAACCTCCGTAAGATTGAATTTATATTTTTTACCTGTTCTCTTATTTATCAGGAACAAATTATCCTCACCTTCTTGAATTGTATAGTTACCCCAAGTTCCATCCACATCATTTACAGAACCTTCGTTAGAAAGGTTAAGGTCACCAGTGTATATGTTAGCGAAACGCTTTGCTGAAGATCCTAAGTCTTGTGTGTTGTCTGCTCCTGGAAGGATGTGACCAGCAGATGTTATACGAAGTCTTTCTTCCGCATTTGCTTCATCTTTGAGCGCCAAAACTGAATCATTAGTAACCGCTAATGAAAATGTTCCATAGCTAGGATTACGTAATAAAAATTTAGCGTTAGTATTATCTGTTATTTGAAAATTAACGTCGTTGGCGAAGGGGGTTGTAGTAACACCCACCAACAACCGACCACTTGAATCAACACGAAATCTTTCACTACCAGCAGTCTCTACCGCAAATGTATCAGCAGCAGGGAATCTAATGGCAGTATCAGTATCGCTAGTATGAACAATCTTGTCAGCAATTGATACATCGCCACCTGCTGTTATATTACCATCAACCGCTAAACTATCAACCGCAGTTACCGCTGTATCAATAGTGGTTGTGGTTCCGTTTACAGTTAAGTTTCCTTGAACTATAGCATTACCACTGAACGTACCATCAACTGCAGTTACATTTCCTGTTGCGGCAACGTTACCAGTAACATTAGCACCAGTAGCAGTTGCTTGAACTTTTGTATTGCTTCCATCTTTCAGAGCACTAGGATCACCAACTCCAGTCAGTGCCGAACCGTCTCCCTGAAAACTGGTAGCAGTTACAATGCCAGTTACATTTAATCCACCAGGAGCATTCAGACCAAATGGAAGTTCGGGTGCACCCGTTCCTGCCCTGTTGACTAATTTATCAGCTCTTATTCTGGACATCGATTATCTTATGCCTTTATGAAAGTATTTAGTTGATTATATTAGATCAGTATTTAATAATAATGACGCCATTACCACCATCTCCACCAACAGCTCCTGATGACCCTGATCCTCCACCGCCAGCACCTCTATTGTCAAGACCAGCACCACCAGCGTCAGTGTTTCCTGTTCCACCTACTCCACCAGTTCTATTATTAGTTCCTCCACCTCCATCTGGGTATTCACCACTAGGGTTATATATTCCCCAAGGTGAGTGAGATCCTGCAGCTCCTCCACCACCAAATGCTCTTCTATAATCATTTGGTTGAGGATTTGGAACACCTAAAAATTTTGTTGGAGTCCCAAGTGCTGCTCCTAAAGTAGGAATTGCTGGTGTTGGTAAGAATCCACTAGGACAGATAAAATCATCACCTCCAGAAGATGCACGTCCTTGTGGATTTGTATTTGGAACTTCATTTGATCCAGGTCCACCATCTGGACCGCAACCACCACCGCCACCACCACTTCTACCACCAGAATTATAATCAGTTCCACGTCCACCAGCATTACCAAAAATAAATGGACTTGATAATGGGTGAGTCGATGGTGTAGTTACTGTGCCGCCAGCCTGTCTGACAGGAGGACTTGGGTGAAGGGGAGTCATACCACCTCCGCCGCCACATCCACCAGATCCACCAGGCATCAATGTCGTATTTGGTTGATTCATCTTACGTCCACGACCACCACCATTTAGGACAATGTGTTGAGGAGTTCCTGGTCCAAATATGGTATTAGATCCATTAGCAGAGTTATCACTATGTGCTGGACCACCAGTACCACCATTACCAATAGTGATAGAATATGTTCCAGCATCAAGTTCGAGAATTTCATTAAAGTATAATGCACCAGCACCACCACCGCCGCCGTGCTGAACTCCACCACCACCGCCACCAGCGATCGCTAATATTGAAACTGATCCACCGGCAGTAACATTAAAAGTTCCATCTGCAGTAAAAATATGGTATTTTGACCCACTCGCTAATGTTCCATTAACATTACCACCAGATGCTTCAACACCTCCACCACCACCTGTCAAGAAACCAAGACCTCCACCAGAACCTTGCAGTCCCAGAAGAGGTGCTTCCTTTTTATTGAATAAATTAAACATTATATTCTCCTATCAATCGTAGTTGGTTGCAGCACCATAAACTATATAATTATTTGCTGCAGTACCATATTTTTGAAGAGCAAAAGTGTAAACATCATAACCAGATGCTCCCGCAGAAGGTGCTGAACCACCTGACCATTTCAATCCACCTGCTGGGGATTGACCATCTATCTGAACTGTTGTAATTTTACCAGCTCCGCCAGGATCAAGTATGACTGTGAAAGAACAAAACTCATGTTGACTTAATGTTGCATGAACATCAGTAAAGTTGATTGTGAGAGAGGTGCCTGTATCACCAACTGCAAAGGCAATAACGTTTCCATTAAATATTGAATGATTTGTATTACTTGCAAGATTTCCCGAAATAGAATTATATTTTTCAGCAAGTCCTGCCTTGAAGATTGCTGTGCCGCTTGATGCGATGCGAACTCTTTCTGTGCTTCCACCAGTAGCAAAGCGAAGATCACCAGTGGTAGTTGCATCAATCACTACTCTATTTGTAGAAGACCCCTGATACCTTAAGTCAATTCCAGGATTGTTATTAGAACGGTCTACTCTAATAAAAGCATCAACTCCAGATACAGTCAATACCTCTGCACTTGTATTATCAGTTCCAATACCAAGTCTGCCAAGAGCAGTTATATTACCATCAACCGCTAAACTATCAACCGCAGTAACGGCAGTATCAATCGTAGTTGTAGTTCCCTGAACCGTCAGGTTGCCGCTGAAAGTTGCATCAGTACCCGCTACAGTTCCAACTGTAATGTTTGGAGTACCAGTAATTCCTTGTGCATTAGTAGCAGTGGTTGCCGTACCAGTTACATTGCCAGTAAGACCATTAGGAAAGTCAGGAGCACCCGTGCCCGCTCTATCACGAATACTATCAGCTCTAAGTATCGACATTAACTACGACCAACTTTAATTATATTTATATGCCTAGTGTATTGA